CGGCAAAGAATTTTATATCTTCACTAATTGAGTTGATATTTAAATACGGTTCTTGTACAAAATAGTAACACCCTCCGATTATTCTTTGTTTGGTTAAATCCCCGTCGTTATTTGCTGCACAAGGAGTTATTACTCCAAAATTACTACCATACCCACTATAACATTCTAAACTTGTCAAACCTTCACAAGTTAAACTATTTAATATAGCATCTGATACAGCACTTTGAGTGTCCCCCGTAAAATCTTGCATATTATTGGTGGTATCCGTTTGTTGATTGATACTTAAATTAACAGCAAATAAATCACCGCTATCTGAAACCCGATATATAAAGAAATTATCATTTAAAAATAAAGGTAATGACGTGTTACCAGATATTTCAGTACTTGTCGATGTAGGTAGTCTGTCGGTTCTTAAAACTAACCTATCCTTTTCAGTTATTGTAACATCATACGTTGGGTTGTCTAAATAATATGATGGAGCATAAATTCTAATAAAATTAATAGGGTTTTCAATGTCTATAATTTCTCCAGGCTTAATATTTGAACCAATAAAAGACGACCCTTCAATAATTCCTTGATCAAACGTTATGTTATTTCGATAATTTGTTGGGTTATAAATGTCTGTTGGATCAACGTCCGTCCACCCTTGACCTAACGTACTATATCCATTACTATATGTTAAAGACACAGGACAATAGATACCGTTAGTTGAGAAGTCCGCAATTGTGTATTGATCATCATTATACGCCTTATGGGTTGCCCTTGACTTATCTGTTGAGGTGTAATATTTAACAGAATTATTTGTAAATGCCGTCCAAGTACTTTGTATGTTAAAATTATTAAAAGGTTTATGATAAATTTTATTATTTTTATTATTTACCACATCTAAAGATTCAGGTGTAATATGACTATTTCTCCACGTAGATACCGTAACTCCAGGAATTGCCCAACTACTTGATGATGTACTTACGGCATTATTACTTTGTATTGGTATGTTTAGGTAGTATTGTCCTTTTACGGTTATAGTACCCACAGGTTGATTAAACATTCTTGATAAATCATACTCGATTGTTTGTTTTTCGGTGTACGGATCGGTTCCTCTAGTTAAAAATATAATTTCTTTATCACCAAAACTATCAAAAAATGTGTTAGGTGTTATAGGGTATCCTCTACCAACGTTCTTCCAAAAATCTAATGGTGGTTGTGGTGAGTTAAAGATAAACGAACCACTTGTTGCACTACCATACCCCTTACCCCATCTGAATTTCATACCGGAATTATAAACGTATTGCCCAATAAATGATGTATAAATAGGTTGTTGTAGATATTGATTAAAATTATCTAAAGTACCTCCAGTAATAACTTGAAAATATTCTACACCTCCCCTAAATTTATAATCTTGTGTTGGTTTTGTAAGTTTTAGTTTTACAGTGCTTTGCGAAATACTCTCAGAATTATAGACGGGGTTAACATATGTAATCTGTTTATTTACTAATTGTGTTAAGTTATAATCTGAAGTACCTGTAACCGATTTAGTATTAAATTGGTTTTGTGTTGAACCTGTTAAATTTGGATCATTAACATTAAAAAGGTTATTAAAGGTTATTAAAGAACCCGAACCACCAATACTTGCAATTGTTCCCGGATCACAAATTATAATTAAAGGTTGGTCTTTAAATGGTGTCGATACTTGTTCAACATTTTGAAAATCCTTATTTTTAATAGTTGTGGTTATAACAGATTGATTTTCAAAATATCTAGCTCTTGAGTTCATCATATTTAATGTTTGAGCCCAATGGATTGTATATGCTTGTGAACCAACTCTAGAATCTTGAGATACCCAAGTAGAGATTGGTGTTTTTTGTATTTTATATTTACCGTTTGATGTTGGTCCTGAATACCCAGCCATCCCTTGATTAACACCATAATTTAATGTATCCTCAGTAACATCACATCCTTCGGGAAACTCAACACAATATGATGCGTATTTATTATACTCATACGTTTCCTCCCAATTCCATTCACCAACACTATTAACATCAATTAATTGACTTTGGTTAACTCTTTCATTGGTATAGTCATTGTTAGGGTAAGAATCCTCACCATTTCCCGCCTGTACAGTTTCACAATTACAAGCCTCACAATCAGGATAAGCCATCATTGGTAATGATATTCTAGGAAATGTTTTTTCCTCCAATTCGTTTATCGTTTCAATATTACACTCTTTAGGGTCTCTACCGAATTTTTTTCTAAGCCATTCTAAAAAATTACATATACCTGTAAGAATATTATTAATTGCCCTAATAATAGTATTAACAATTCTTCTAATTATTGGATAAATTTTAGCAACAAAATGATAAATAATAATTATCACTAAAAATATTGGACTTAATATGGTAATTAACAAATTGAATAAAAAGAATATGAAATCAAAGTTTCTAACCCCATCATTAACGGGCATCTTATTTGTTGTGGTGTTACAAGTTCTATCGGTAATTTCCTTTATACCCATATGTCTTGCCCTATTATATCCCCACTTCCATCTATCAATAAAATTACTTATTGTATAAACCCTATTAAAATTAAACTCAAAAAACTTATCTTTACAATCGATAGCTTCTTTTATTATTTGATTTCCGAGAGTTGTTCCCGTATCACCGTAGTCTTGCCAATCTAAACTAAATGCGTATGATTTTTTTTGTAAATCAGGGTATTGTGGACCATTTTCTGATTGTGATGATGTATTCCACCCATATTCCTTTATGTTTGGAACTAAATAATCCGCCCTTAAAATCGATGCATTATTACCGTCTTCGTTTTGGTATTGTATTTTAAATCTATACTTCGCCTTTGTTGGTATTCCATTGTTAGGGTCATTTGAGAACACTTGTTCCCCAAATTCATTCGTTGTTACATAATCTAAGTTCATTGGTACCTCAACCAACCAAGTACCCTCATCGTCAATTACGTTACCACCTTCAGGTAGTTTATATTGTTCTAATATAGGATAACCTAAAGTGTCACTATATATTGTTTGTCTAATTGCTAATATTTTTCCAGGAGCACTTACTAAGTCACAAAGATTACCGCTATCTAATTTTGGTTTACAATTAGCACCCAAAGAACCTTCCTCAGTTGTTGATATCATAGATCCCATAAAAATTGCCTGTGGTTCTATTTTGATACCTAAATCTCTAATATCAAAATCAACTCTTGTGATACCTACGTTACAGATTTCATCCTCACCCCAAAATGATGTTACTTCAATATCTTTTTTAGAATTAATTATCTGTGGTAATGATTCTATATCTGTTGACGATTTGAACTCCGATCCGTTAAACTGAGATTCTACACCCATACCCATTCTAATTAAATCCGAAGGTCTAAGTGAGAAACAACCGATGTTAGATAAATCCATATCCATTACAATTGTTTGCATACCTAATGGTACACCAACAATCATAAAGTCACCACTATCGTTTGTTCTTACGGTGTATTTATAATATTTTTCATAAATTTCTAATACTTCTTTTCTTTCTAAAATGTCCTGTATGTCAGGAAACGTTCCTGTTGGTGTGTGCCCTCCGTATTCCTTTTTGTATGGTAATAAATTATACCTATACCCGTCTTCGTTTTTTTGATCAACTCTTTTATATGGGTATAACGTGGATATAATAGGATCGTTTTCGTCTTGAGATGAAAGGGGAACAAATATAGATACCGAAACGTTAGGGACACCGTAACCACCATTTGCAATTACTCTACCAGCAACCACACCATAATCAGCACAAAATCTTGTGTATACGTCTTCTTGTTTAAGTTTTAAAGATAAGATTTCAATCATATCGAAATCTTGTTGAATTTGTAATCTTACTTCTCTATCTTGTCCTACTTTAGTTCTAAATCTATAGTTTTTAGTCATACTTCCCTTTGTTGATAAATAGTTATTTTGGTATTTTAATAGTAGTTATGTTTACACCAAAATAAATAATCTTATCCAAAGTCTACTGTTGTAAGATTTTTAACCCTAACTTTAATGTCTTTATTTGGAAATCTAACTTGATAAATTTGATCAGGTTCAGCAAAAATTGTTTCATCAATAAGTTCAATCTGTTTTGTTTGTTTATCGATATATCTTTGTGATGTTTCAGATGATGAGTATTGTCCACCAATTTTATTATAGACTTTAATTTCTGATAACGTATTCACCCCTGATATGTTTTGGAGGTTTCTTTTTATGTCTGACAAATTAACGTTTTCCCCCAACTCTCTTGATTGTGGTGACATATACGTATTAAGATTATCAATTATTTGAGTTATTACTTCTGATTGTGAACCGGCATTGTCTAACACAACAAAAACCTCAAATTCTAGATCAATCACTTTAGCAACTTCAATTGATATGTAATCATTTATCATTCTGTATTTTGATAGGTAAGTTGCCAAATTAGTTTTTAAGTTGTTAGATACGGTTTGAGTTAAAACCCCTGTTTGATCGTAAGATAATATTTTAATTGCAATTTTATTATCAACCTCACTTATAGATACCTTAGCAGGTGCCCCAAAATTTCCAGGCATAGTATCTATCAACGATTTATAATCATTAATGGTTACTGCTCGTTTTTGTGCGGCAAAGTTAAAACTTACCATATTTCTTACCTCTTCAACTGTTGGTTGGTTCGCCCCTCCAATTGCTGCTGTAATATTATTTACCTGTAACGATTGTACAGTGTTTTTATTAAATTGATCTGAAGGTCCGTTAACCGAAAAATCAACTGTACCCACTTGAGTTATTGCGCCAACACCAATATTTGATGCCAATCCTCCCCCAATTCTATATTGTACAAATAATGTGGTGTTTGGTGTTACAGTTAACCCTAAACCAATGTTGTTCTGATAATTCGATAACTTTAATGGTATTCCTGTGGTTGTAAAACTTTTAAGTTGTTGATCAGGCGTTGTTGTTCCAGCACCGAACTGAACTTTTAAAAACCCTTCGGGTGTATATTCCGTAATAAATCGATTGTCAGTTTTAAGGTATTTACCAACTTTAACTCCCGTACTATCTATTGGTTTTGTAGGATCTTCAATGAATATCGTGTCTTCAACTAAAGCATCTACTTCATACCATCTATTGGTAGAACTATTAAATTCAGAGTAGGTTGGTGTGTTTTGATATGACGTTCCGTCTTTTTGTATTATTGATGTTATCCCTAATACGTTTTTTTCAGGTAAAAAGAAATTATAAAAAGGTATTACATCAGAACTATTAATTACTTTTTTAAATGTTTTTGTTGTCCCATTAACCACAACCTCTCGTTTTGTTATTAAGTAATTAGCTAACCCATTATTCTGATCAAAGATTGGTTTTTTGGTTCTATTAATAAAACCTTCTCTATTAAATTGGCTTGAAAAGTCAATGTCATATAATGTTTCAAATGTGGTTCCTCCTCCGTTAAATTGAGCTCCTGCCCTTAATAACCCTAAATATCTTACATCCTCAGCATCACCAAGTGCTGGAACTGTTATGGAAATGTCAACAATAGCCACTGAAGGTCTGTATCCCGGAACTTTTAACCCGTAAGTTCTTGCAATATTAAATACTGATGAACGTTGCTGAGCATATTGTAATACAGTTTCTTGTACACTTCTATCTATATTAAAATTTAAATTGTCCGCAACCGCAGCGTTTAAATCCATCAATACGGAAAATACAGACGCATCGTTAAAATTCTGTATCAGTTCAGGATAATACTGCTGTGTAAAGTTTATAAGATCTCGTCTTATTCCTTCAAAATCTCTTTCAGTATATGATATTTTTTTATTTGCCATAATCTTATAAATTTATAATTACAAACTCTTTTGATCCAAAGGGATTGTTATCATCTGTATATTCAATTTTAACCTTTGCAGTATACTCTTCAGTATTTGCTCCAGGTACTCTATATATCGGTATATCAAATTGTTCTGAAGATAATTCACCTAAAGATGGTTCAGAATCTATATACGCTTCGATTGTAATATTTTCGATAGTTAGGTTGGGTATATATTTATTTACCGCCTCTTCAATTTCACTTTTAATCGTATCGAATGTTTGTCCATCTAATGGTTCAAAAATAAACTCATATAACCTTGTTCCAAAATCGGGTAAGTAATACCTATAACCACGTCTTGTTAATAAAAGGTGTATTAAATTACTTCGTATTTCGTCACCAGAAGTTTCTGTTAAATTAACGTAATCGCCTTTCTGACTTTGTCTAAAGGGGAATGCTAAACCATATGTAATTCCATCTGCCATATTAATAAATATAATGTCGTGAATTTTCTTATAAATAGATATAAAATAAAAAATCCCAACTCATTGTTGGGATTTTTTTAAGTTTGTGTTTCCTCTTTCGTGTCTTGGTTCATATGGACATTTTAAACACCCATTAGCACAGCAACTTCCTCTACGTTTATGGTACTCTTCAGTCATAACCATTTTGCCGTCTTTATCGTAATAAAAATCATTTGGTTGTAGTTTTGGTCCAAATTCTCTAACGTACAATTGTTGTACCCAATCTTTTGATGCTCCTACATTCATTTTAATTATTTTTTCTTTGGTTATAAAACGCTAACAAAACTTGGTGTGTTAATGTTATATTATTTCCCCATTGTACTTTCATTATATTAAATATTTTCTTTTTTATTTTCAACAACTAACTTAAATCTCCACTTAAATCCTCCAGCGATTTTTTGTTTATTGTGGCAAACATCCGAAATACAACACCTATTAACTTTATTTTTTTTTGATGCTTCGTCAATACTAATATAAGTCTCTAAATATTCACTATCAATTGTTAGTTTTTCAACTTCTTTTGATTTTGCTTTAGCTATTTTATTTCTTGTTTCGTCTGTTCTTTTTTTTCCTTTATTTTTTTTACCAATTTTTATTTTAGTTTCTTCAGAAATTGGTTTTGTGTTTTTACCAACTTTCAACTTACCCTCGTTGTAAAGTTTTTTCATCATTTCAGAATGTTCTGGTCTTTTCATTCCTGTTTTATTTTTTACGGATAATAAATATTTTTCAGAACTTTTAACACCTTCAGATAGTTTATCGTAATATTTGCTTAATTCATCTGGATTAAATCCAACCCTGGTGTTACCACCATTACCACCTTCGGCAATATTATAACCTATTTTTCTATCATAACTTTTAAGTTTTTTTATCCAAATTTTTTCAAGTAAATTTAAATCTTTTTCACAATTAACTTCGGTAATAATTTCTTTTTTAAAATTTTCTAATCCATATTTTTTTTTTGCATTTTCTAATGCGATTCCAGAACCCATATATGTTTTATCATCATATTTTGATTTACCAACATATATTTTACCATTAATTAAATTTGTTATTTTATATATTACCATACCATTATAAATATCACGGTTGGTAATAAAAATATAACATTGGGGATTATGTCCCCCCCAATGTTATATTTTAAACTTAAACAATCTCACATCCTGATGCACCACAAGCAACCTCTCCTCGTAAGTCGGTGTTATCTTGTAACTCAATAACTTTTGTAAGATCAACATTTGATAATGATTTAAGTAATCTTTCATACTCTTCTTTAGTACAATCTTCATACGGACTTTGCTTGTATGTGTGGTTAGAATAAGGTAATACCGACAAACCATTGTAGTAATTACGCTCATTCCACATCCATTCACCTACCAAGTCCCACTCATCTTCTTTAATTGAAACTGTTGCCGATACGTTGTGAGTGTTTTGTCCGTTTCTATGTCCTGGTTTAATCCATTCTTGTGATACTTTCTTAACACGTTCCAACATTTGGAATACCGATTCGTGTCTTACGATTGAACCTTCAGGTGCTCTTTGTGGGATAGTAATTACCGCAGTATCGTGAGGACGGAAAAACTCATCTTCAATCAACTCAGGGTGATTAATCGCCAAGTACGAATAGATTGATTCATTCTTACCAACACGTATTCTTCTTAAATAGAAGTCATTATGCCAAGCGTGAATTCCTGATGATGTACCCAATACCAATGATGAGGTACCTGATGGTTTAACTGTTGTTGTTCTTGCAGATTTGTTAATTCCGATAAGTCCAGCAACTCTTTCGTTTTCTTCTTTAACAGCCTTAGCAGCTTTTTTCATATCATAACCCAATACAACACCTGATCCGATACCTGTCATACCTACACCAATAAGTGCGTCTTTTTCAGTTGTTCTTTTCCAAATATCTCTTAAATAATGGAAGTCTGTGTATCCTGCTTGTAGTGTGCCAATGAATGATGCTGCTTTAACTCTTTTATCAAAGTCTTCTTGTGATTCAATGTCTGAAGCGTTTACCTCACATAAGTTACAGAATTGGAACGGACGAAGTGCTATTTCACAACAAGGGTTTGTTCCCCAATCTTTATCGTTAGATAAGTAGATTCCAGGTTCACCCGCTCCTGATAACTCAATACGTTTCCACAAATCCATAAAGAATTCTTTTGTGATTTTGTGACGAAGAAGTACTGCCGAATTATTTGCTCTACCTCTTTGTGCGTTTTGTTCCCACCAACTTCCTGATTTACAAGAAATCATTTCTTCATCATCTGCTGAGAATAAAGAGATAAGTGCCGCTCTTCTAATACCACCCGCAAGTACTGCGTCAGCAATATGACATACGATATCGTGAGTTTCGATTGGTGTTAGTTTTTCTCCGTCTTTTTTGTTATCCAATACTTTTGTAATATTGTGGATACAATCTTTTAGTGGTTGAGGTCCGGGAGCCTTTCCACCTGATGTTACAAGCATCGCCCCTTTGTGTCTGATGTCTGAAAAGTCAAATACGGGTGTTGATGACTTGTAACCTAAATATGATTCCATTAATACTTTAATAGCATCTGCCCACCCTTCAATAGAGTCACCAATAAGATAACGTCTTGTTCTTTCAGGATTTGGTTTTTTAATATCTGGTAATTTTTCAACGTGGTGTTTTTGAACTGAGTATCCAACACCCGTTCCACCTAAAAGTAAAAACATTGTTTCTGAAAATGAATCAACGTGATCGATTGGCATATACGCACAATTATAAACTCTGTTTGGTGATATCTCAATTGGTTTACCTCCGAATTGTAATGATCTCATTGATGGTAATACTTTCTTGTCGTATACCATTTTATATACCTCTTCAATCTCATCTTTGATGTGTGGGTACT